TGAATATCCTGCATTTCCAATTCCAGCTAGCATATCGTCAATTACCAATGAAGTTTTACGGTTTAAGAATAAAACGTTTTCTTCAATAGCACCTTGACTATCTAGCTTTTTAAGGATTTCATCAAAATCAGCAAGATCTTCAGTAGCTAGGCCTGTACCGTCAACGCCCTGTGTAGTGTGCCCACGATCTTTAATAGCCGCGAACATACCTTCAGAACCTGTTACTTCAGTAAGAGCAGTGCTTGATGCTTTTTCAGCTTCTACAAGAGCAATCTCAGAATAATCTTCGAAACGAGTTCTTGTGTCACCTTCAGCCTTCAAGTACCATAGGTATCCTGATTGTCCAGCTTCGCCTGTTACTTCAACCCACCCAATTTGAGCAGCGTCAGAACCAGAAACTTCATATTTGTCACGAAGAATCATTGGCTTGTTAGTAAAGCTTTTGAATTCTGGTTGAAGAACACCAAAAGTGCTATCATTACCACCTTTAGCAAATTCAGAACCAAATACAAAAAGCGATGCAGCATCAGCAGTGGTCACAAGACCAGCAGCCACAAGACCAGTTGAGTTAGTATAACATTTTACTTTGATAGAAGTCGCTGTAGTATCATCTTCTGTTACATAAGCACGAGCCTCGTCAGTACCATCAGTGATAACAATCATGTTTCCTGTTCTGATAGCGTGACCAGATGGAAGACCAGTAATAGTGTTAACACCTGAGGCGTCAGCTCCTACTGTTAGTGTATCATACGCTAAGTGCAAACGACCTTGCTCAGACCATACAACTTGGTCAGAAGACATTGGCATTTCAGCACCTACCATACGTAGGAAGCCAGAAACAGAACGATTTCCGTAACGCTCTACTTCTTGTTCATATAATTCGGGCAAATATTGTTGTGCCCAACCTGCAGTCGCGGAAGATGTAAAATCTACATACGCTGTAGGGATTGTTTGTTTAGTTGGCGCAGGTACTGCATTTAAATTAGCACCAGCGCTTGGAGTGTTTACTGCCATTTTTTAATTTTTAATAGTTTTTAAGTTTCATTTTTAATGTTGAAGCGTCTTGACCAACTACCCTTGCTTTAACACCTCCGCTATTATTAGCTTTATTATGCACCCCTCTCGGATCCATACTAATATTTTTAGAGGATTGTACACTTTGTTTAAGTGCGTCTGCACGCCCTTGTTCATAAAAGTGATTTGCAATTGCATCTGAATTCATAGCTGTAAATAAAGATTTATGATAACCTTTTGCATCACTCATAACGTTATCATTATTAAGAAACTTCTTAATAAAGTTATTTATGTCACTTTGGCTTGTTTTAACCTCATCTACATTTTTAACATTAAAACGATATTTTTTATCAAAACCTTTGAATTGATCGTTAAAAACTTGTGAAGTTTTTTCTAAAAATATGTTTTGTTGTTGTTCAACTACTTTTGACGACTCTTCAGTTTCTTTATTATAGCGGTTAAAAAAGTCAACAGCCTTTTGTTGATCAGGCGTTAATTTTGAACCCGCTTTAATTTCTTTATAATATTGATCTTTTAATCCTTCTAAAGATTGGCGTGCTTTTGCAGCCTCTTCTTTAAAACGTAGTTTTTTACGTTTAATATCGCGCTCATCATCAACGTCTTCGTCAAATGAAAAGCTATCTTCGATTAAAAAATCAATTTCGTCCGCAGATAAATGCGGTTTATTTTGTTTATAATAATCACGTAACAATGCCATATCATCCACTGATGAATAATCTTTGTTTAGTGCTACGTAATCTTCAAGCGTACCGCCTGTTTCATTAATAAAGTCTACGACTTTTTGAATATTTTCCGGGAGTTCAATACCAGAATCTTGTTGCTCTTGAATAGCTTCTTCCACTTCAGATGCTAATTCTTGTGCTTCTTCTTGTACTGTTTCTTCCGGGGTTTCGTTTTCGGTGATTTCTTCTAAAACTACCGCTTCTTCTTCTTGGGTAGGTTCTTCGGAATCCCGTACTTCTTCTGCCACTTCTTGGCTAACTTCGGATTCGTTGCGAACAGAAACCTCATCTGTGCTTTGCTCTTGAACGGCATTTTCTTCGTTTTGTTCTTGTTCAGTTACTGGTGGTTGACGTAAATCAACTTTATATACACCATCTTCAAAAACAGCGCCTGCTTTTTCTTGCACTGCTTGTTCTTTTTCTTGAATTGAAGATTCTTCGGTTTCAACCGCCTTCACTTCTATGTTTTCAGACATAATAAAATATTATAAGATTATACACTATACATTACCTAGGTTCGAAAGAACCTAAGTCAAAATCACCACTAAGTATATCATTACCTGCTGATTCGAATGATTTAGGTGGTAAATTATTTTTTCTTTGATTAATTAGCTCGCTTTGTTGGGATGCTTGTAATTTTGTACGATCATCTTTGCGATCTTCTTTTTCTTTAATTGTTTGTTTTTGCGCATCAACTTCAATGCCTTTCAATCGCATGTTCATTTCAAACTCAAGATTCATTAAATCCTTCTTAAGTTGTGCTTCTTGCATTAATCGCTGCATATCAAGCTGAGACTCTATTTGTTTTAACTCTGCTTTCTGAGCGGTTAGTGCTTGTTGCTTTTGCACTTCCGCCTGCGCCGCTACTTGTTGAGTTTGCGCATTTGCCTGTGCTTGCATTTGAATATTCTGTTGTTGCATTGCTTGGTCACGCTCTAATTTTTTACGTCTGCGTATTTTAAGCATTTGATTTGCTAACTGAATATTTTTAATTTCTCGAAGATCAATAGCATCTTCTAAATCAATAAGCCCCGCGGATAACGCGGTTTGAATATTGTTTTCAAGTTTTTGTTTTTCTTCTTCGTCTGGCATTAAATCAATAAATATGCCAAAGTCGTGAATATGTAATTCTGACAACTCCGCTAGAGTTGCTACATTATGTACACCAATAGATTGTATAAAAGCTTCACGCGCCGGTGAATATTCTATAACGTCTGAAACGCGCAGTGATATTTTTTCTGCGGTTTCTGCTGCTAAAAATAACCCAGCTTGTAATATATGGCGCGTAGCTGTGTTTGAATTTGCTGCTGCAATTTTTTGAATACCAACTAAAGCATTACTATCCGGAGTACTACCGTCACGAGCCTCATTTAGCCCGGTTGCATCTCGCATCATTTGTAAATAGTAATTGTATGTACTAATCAATGATGAAATTTTATTGCCCCCAGAGCCAGCTGATATTTGTTGAATAGGAACTTTGCCCGGATTCATATCGCCTTCTGAAGTAAATGATCTACCAATTACAGAACCTGTTTGGAAAAACATATTCAACGCTTCTTGCGGACTATAATTTGTTCCATTACCTAAATCTATTTCTGCCAGACCGTCGGCATCTAAATAAACACCATCTGGAACGATTTTAGATAATACCTGTTGAAGTTTTAAATGGGTTAGCTGAATCATATCAGCAAAACCTGTAATTCTGCTTACTAATGATTCGATACGACCTTGGTACATACGTGGCGCTACTATTGAGTAATTCATTTTTACTTTATTAGCATCACTTTTTGGGCGCATCATATTTTTACAAAGCTCCCATTTTAATAACATATTAGCGCCTGGGACATATACTCCTTCGTATAATACTTCAATATCTGTAGCTATTCTTTCAAACCTTGCCCTTGGATCTTTAGGGGGATTAAATGAATCATCTTTTTTAATTGCTTTTTTAGCCCCGGTTCCTGTTTCTTTAATTTTATAAACTTCGTTATGAAAAGTTTTATAATTAAAATATAATACATCGATTGTATTAGCATCGTGTTTATTGGCTATAGGGTTATATCTATTATATATTCTATAATTTGAATAACCTTCAGAAGAAAGCTTTTCTAAATCTTCATTTGAAATATTAGGGAACTCTTTCTTTAATTCATTAATAGGTATTGTTTTTACTTCGCCTATATAATATATATCTTCATAATAAGGTGACTCAGTATAAGAGTGCACGACATTTGCAGGATCTACATAATCAATTTTAATTCCTTCAGAATTATTATATGTAGTTTTTACAGCAGCAGTGCCTAAAACAGCAAGATCATAATATAATTGCTTTTTAGTTAATTCATATCTATTCTTATTTAGAATAACATTTATTGCCTCTTCTTCCGCAATTTCAATAGCTTGTTTATAGTTAAGCTGCATATGTAATTGCAACTCTTCTTCATTTTCAGGAAGTTCAGCCATATTACTTTCCTGAAGGTTTATACCAAAATTAGCTTGCGCAAAATCGTTAAGCTCTTTTGTTTGCATATCTCTAAGTATACCTTCCATATACTCAGTGCGTTTGTTAACACCAAAAGGATCTTGCGAATATGCCTTAATATCATAAGTACGATTAGCCATGCCATTCACTACAATATCTACAAACTTAGGTATAATTGGAACAGGTTTCCAATCAAGATTAAGATAAGACATATCGCCATTGATAGACAGCTCATCTTTATATTTTTGAACAGATTGCTCGCCTCGAGCATATAGGCGCAAATTGTGGTAAGCATTTTGGTTTACATAAAATCTGTTTGTGGCTGCGTCTCTTTTAAACCATTCGTTTTCAATAGCACGCGCTATTTCAAGACCATATTCTGGACTCGCTTTTTCTACATCGCTAACTGTTTGGCTAGGAAAATAACTTTTTACAACTGACTCAGCCATAATTTTTTATTATTTTAGATTGTGAACCATCGTTTTTATATCTAGCGATGTTCAGATTAAGCTTTAATTTTTGTTTTTCTTGATTTGGGGCATATAAATTTTTATTACAAGCCATAATTGCTAAGCCAGAACTAATGGCGGCATCATATTTTGTTCTTTTGTTTATATCAAATTTTGCCCAATCATTTAATGTATTATTGAAATACATATTTCCATATTCGCCATTTTCTGATAAACCAACATATTTTTGTATGTATGATTCTATTGCAGCGGCATGTGCTTGCCGTATATCTTCAGAAGAGTTAGGAATTCCACCAATTTCTTTTTCTGTAACAGATAGCTTATTTCTAGCTCTGTCAGGTCTATTCATTGAAAATCCGCGATAACCTCTTCTTCTTAAATAATATAATAATCTAGGTTTGTTATTTTCCGCAAGCAATGGCATTCCGTAAAATACCAATGACATAAGCACATCTTCAAAAAACATTTCTGCTGTTTGTGGCCGCGCTACATATTCTAAAAAAAACATATTAGCAGGAGCATCTTCCATACTAAATTTTGTTAATCCATGCAGCGCACCTTTAGATCCTTGCCCGTCTGTAGTACCTGATATATCGTAACTATCACAGCCAAAGGCACCCATATGCTCATTTCCAGGGTAATTTACCCCATTCTTTACTATTACACGGTTTTGTAAATTTGCAGGTGGCGTCCAGCTTACTTTAAATCTTCCATTTGGGTTTGGTACGAACTCTACTTTACTATCTTTTATTCCATTTTCCCATTGAAAGCTACCTGTTGTAACCCCTGCTAAAGATTCAATATCGTCATTATAATCTATTTGCTCGTATATTCTAGCTAGATTAAATATGCTATTTTTTGTTTCATCTCGAAACGCATGCTCTTCGGTGCGCGGGAATTGCCTGTAATATTCGTTTAAGCCGTCCTGGTCGCCTTTTAATCCATCAACCTCATTATCCCAATGCTCTATTACTCCTTGGTCAATAAGGTCTCCGTATGGGCCTTCAGCTGGTTCTGCCGGCGTGTCAAAGACAGGGTGTCCATAAGAATCAATGAATCCTTCGTAATTCCACTCCATAGGTATGAACAAACTATATAATCCGCTGCGAGTCTGTCCATTGCGGTTTCTTTTTGTAACGTTGGAATCATTATATAATTTTTTAAAGTTTTCACCACCTTTATCTAGTGCGTTTGATGTTGATCCCATCATACACTTACCTATAACTCTACTACCTAATCTTAATGTAGTTTTTGTTACACGCCAGTTATTTAATATGTTATCCGGCTTTTCCCATTTACCACTTTCGTCGTGTACTAATAGTTTTAGTTTTTCACCGTCATAACTGTTGTCACCTGTATTTTTCCAGTCAATAGTTGT